GGTTCGAATTTTATTTGACGAGAGATACACCAAAACCGACCGAATTAAAATCATTTTTCAGCCGATTTTAAGAGTTAGTCTGAAAGACGATAAGTTAATAGAGTAAGTGACAAAACGCAAGGACGAGGCGCTCTCATGCGCAGAATCATTGTGCAGAAAATGACAAAGAAAAGAACAGATAACTATATTCTGGCATATTACCAGGAGATCAAACGCGGTTCAGTGGTCGTTGGCCATTGGATCGCGTTGTTATATGAGCGGATCATCGCAGACCTTGAGGAAGGCATCCTGAAGTTTGACCAGGCAAAAGCAAACCATGCGATCGACTGGATCGAGACGCATTGCTTCCACACGGAAGGGCCACTTGCTCCGGGCAATTTAAAACTGGAGCTGTGGCAGAAGGCACTCGTCTCCTGCATCTTTGGATTATGTGATCCGGAGACAGGCAAGAGACAGTTCCGGGAAGTGGTGCTGATCATAGCCAGGAAGAACGGAAAGACATTGCTTGCTTCCGCCATCGCAAAATATGTGTGGCACATTGACGGAGGCTACGGTGCGAGAGTTTACTGCATTGCGCCGAAACTTGACCAGGCTGATCTGGTTTACAACTCCGTCTGGCAGATGACGACACTGGATCCGGAATGGCAGCAGCTCCGTGATGAGATCCAAGCGAGCAAGGATGAGCACAACAAGAAGCAGAAGGATGACTCGGAACTCGCCCGGCATACGATGACGAACTTGAGGATCCCGGCGACAAACAGTGAAGTCAAGAAGATCGCGTTTAGTCACAAAAAATCGGATGGCTTCTCCCCTTCGCTCACGGTGGCTGACGAGATCGCCAGCTGGCCAGGAGATGCAGGACTCAAACAGTACACCGTCATGCGTTCGGGTATGGGCGCCCGTGAGATGGGAGAGAATCCAGGCATACTGCTCTCATGCTCGACCGCAGGCTATGTGAACGACGGCATCTATGATGATCTGCTGAAAAGATCCACGGCATATTTGAGCGGTAACAGCAAAGAGACAAGGCTGTTGCCGTTTTTGTATATGATCGACGACCTCGACAAGTGGAACGACATCAACGAGCTCAGAAAAGCATCGCCGAATCTCGGCGTGTCGGTTCCGGCATCCTACCTGATCGAGGCTGCTAATGTTGCAGAAGGTTCACTCGCCCAGAAGCGCGAGTTTATCGTGAAATACTGCAACATAAAACAGAACTCGTCCGCTTGCTGGCTTCCGGCGGAAGTGGTTGAAGATGCGTGCGGTGAGGAGTTGAAGCTGGAAGACTTCCGCTCCAGTTATTGCGTCGCTGGAATCGACCTTAGCCAGACGACTGACCTCAGCGCAGCAACGGTCGTGATCGAGAAGAACGGCGAGCTTTATGTGTTCGCAAAGTTCTGGCTACCTTCGGAGAAGATTGCAGACGCAACAGCCAGAGACGGCCTTCCCTACGAGATATACATCCAGCGAGGACTTCTTGAGGCATCAGGGGAGAACTTCATCGACTACCATGACTGCTTCAATTGGCTGACGATGCTTGTGGAAGAATATGAAATCCTTCCGCTCCGTGTTGGATATGACCGTTACTCCGCACAGTACCTGGTCAAAGATCTTGAAGCCTACGGCTTCCAATGCGATGACGTTTATCAGGGCAATAACCTCTGGCCGGTACTCCAGGAAATGGAAGGCTTGATGAGGGATAAAAAAATACATATCGGCAACAATGACCTGCTGAAAGTTCATCTGCTGAACTCCGCCATCAAGATGGATGTGGAGCGAGGCAGGGGCAAGCTGGTCAAGATAAATAAAGACGCCCACATCGACGGCTGTGCTTCTCTTGCGGACAGTTTCACCGTAAGGCAGAAGTGGTACGACGAAGACGGCGTCAGACTCAAAAACGAGGATTAAAACATGGGACTTTTTGACAGAATCTTCGGCAATCGGCCGAAGGTCAACGAAAAAGATTATGAAGGCACTTTCAAGATGCTGAACGGCTACACGCCACGCTTCACGAGTCATCGTGGAGGGGTGTATGAATCGCAGATGGTCAGAGCTGCCATTCATGCGAGAGCAACGCACGTCAGCAAGCTGAAAGTTGAAATGATGGGATCAGCGCGTCCTGCACTCCAGAGCAAGATGAAGCACGGCCCGAACCAGTTCCAAACATGGAGCCAGTTCATGTACCGTTTATCCAGCATCCTTGACGTGTATAACACCGCGTTCATCGTGCCTGTCTATGACGAATACGGCGAGCCGTCAGGAATTTACACACCATTACCGAGGGAATGCGAGATCCTTCAGTACAATGGCGAGCCGTGGCTTAGGTATCGGTTCAACTGGGGCGAACACGCAAGCGAGCCACTGGAGTATTGCGGAATCATGACAAAATTTCAGCTGAAGCATGACTTCTTCGGGGAATCAAACGCAGCACTTGAGCCGACGATGGATCTGATCAGCATTCAAAATCAAGGGATTCAGGAAGGTGTCAAGAGTGCTGCGACTTACAGATTCATGGCGAAGGTCAATAACTTCACGAAGGGCATGGATCTGGCGGAAGAACGCAAGAAGTTCACTGAGCAGAACTTAGGCCGTGAAGCCAAAGGCGGAGGCATCCTACTTTTCCCGAACACTTACCAAGATATTAAACAGATCGACGTCAAACCGTGGGTAGTTGATGCGGAGCAGATGCGGATCATCAACGACAACATTTTTGAGTATTTTGGAGTGAACTCAGAAATACTCCGAAATGAGGCTTATGGCGATAAATGGACAGCCTTCTACGAAGGCGCGATTGAGCCGTTTGCGATCCAGTTCTCTGAGGTCGTTACAAAGATGCTCTTTACCTTGCGCGAGCAGACAAACGGCAACAAGGTCATGGCGACGGCGAACCGTCTCCAGTACCTGAGCAACGCGGAGAAGCTGAACGTTTCAACACAGCTCCTTGACCGCGGAATCATCACGCTGAATGATGCGAGAGAGATCTGGAACCTTCCGGATCTGGGCGAGGCTGGAGACGTGCGGATCATCCGCGGTGAATATTATGACGCAGACACAAAACTAAAAGTTGAGGAGGTCAACAAAGATGAATCTTAAAACAATCAACGAAAAACTGGATGAAGGAAGACAGTACCGAGACATAAACATCTCAATGCTTGAGACGCGAGAAGACAAGGAAGGCGAGATGGTCGTCCGTGGCTATGCTACGACTTTCAATGAGCCTTATCTGCTTTATAGTTGGAGCGATTATGAAGTCTGGGAACAGATTGATCCGAGGGCTTTTGATGATTGCGACATGGAAGACGTGATCATGCAGTACAACCACGAGGGCCGCGTTTTTGCTCGTGTCAGCAACGAGACGCTGAAACTGAGCGTTGACAAGAAGGGGCTTGCAATCGAGGCAGACCTTCAGGGTACACAGATCGGGCGTCAGCTTTATGAAGAAATCAAGGGCGGATATACCGACAAGATGAGCTTCGGCTTTGTTGTCGGCGAAGACCAGAGAGTTGTGACAGAAGATCACGAGGCTGGCAAGGTCTCCGTCATGAGAACAATTACCAAAATAACTAAGCTGTATGACGTCTCAGCCGTTTCAATTCCGGCGAATGACGCTACAAGTATATCGGCGCGGAATTTCTCCGAGGGAGTCATCGAAGAGATTAAGGAGGAGCTCCTTGCTCGAAAAGCACGCGAACGACAGAAACAAAAAATCAGAATTTTATCGGAGGTTTAAACATGGAATTCAAAAACATGACCGCTGAGGAGCTCATCGAAAGACGCGACGCACTCGTTGAAGGTCTTGATGCAGAAGATGCAGACCTTGACGCAATCGAGGAAGAAGTCAGAGCAATCAAAGAAGAGCTCGAAGCAAGAAAAGCTGAAGCAGCTAAAAAGGCCGAGATCCGCAAAGCTGTCGCTGACGGAGCCGGCGAAGTAATTGAGAAATTCGACAACACGGAGGAAAGAAAAATGGATGTGAAAGAAATTAGAAATAGCGCAGAATATATCGAAGCGTTTGCAAACTACTGCAAAACTGGTGACGACACAGAGTGCCGTTCCCTTTTATCTGACAACGTAAACAACGGAGTCGTTCCGGTTCCGGAGTTCGTAGGCGAGATCGTAGCTGAAAGAGTTAAAGAGAGCAAGATTCTGAACCGCGTCCGCAAAATGACTGCAGCAGGCAATGTTAAAGTCGGATTTGAGATCACTGCACCGGCAGCAGGAATCCACACAGAAGGTTCTGCTGATCCGATGGCAGAGGAAGCACTTGTGCTCGGAATCGTTGAGATGAAACCGGTTACACTGAAGAAATGGGTTTCCATCTCTGACGAGGCACTTGATTCTATGACTGGAGAAGCATATCTCCGCTACATCTATGATGAAGTTACAAGAGGCATCATCAAGGCTCGTGAGAACGCTGTTGTAGCAGCTATCCTTGCAGCTCCGCAGACAGCAACCGCTTCCGCTCCGGCAGTCGCTAAATTCGTTGCAGCAACTGCTGCAATCTCTGACTTTGTTAATGCAAGAGCACTGTTAAGCTCCGCAGCAGAAGACCTTGTTATCATCTGCTCACCGGCTGACTATGCAGCATACAGAGCACTACAGATGGGAAGCAACTATGGCGCAGATCCGTTTGACGGACTGGAAGTTCTGTTCAGCGATGCAGCAACACAGCCGATCATTGGCGACCTTGCTGGTGTTATGGAGAACCTGCCGAAGGGCGATGCTATCGAGTTCAAGTATGACGACAAGAGCAGAATGAAATATGACCTTGTTGACATCCTCGGACGTCAGCCGGTTGCAACCGCTGTTGTAGGCAATAAATTCTTCGCAAAGATCACTGAAAGCTAATGAAGGTCGAGATCTTACACGACTCGCTTGTAAAGTTTCCAAAGGGTGCAGTCATTGAAGTTTCTGACGAAGAGGCGAAAAGGCTTGCATCTCTTGGGAATGCGAAGGCAGTCGTAATCGAAGAGAAAAAGCCTGCACCGAAGAAGGCAGCAAAGAAATGAAGCTCAAAATGTTAACTGACATCCAGATCAACACAAGGAAGCTCACAGCCGGGACTGAGTTCGAAGCAACAAAAGGCCAGGCAGAGCTTCTTCTTGAGTATGGATGGGCAGAAGTTGTCGAGGAGGTAAAAGCTCCGAAGGAAGAGAAAGCTCCGAAGGCAAAGGCTTCCAAGAAGACAACAAAGAAAAAATAAATCGAGGAGGTGCTGAAGCATGGCACTACTTGACGATGTAAAAATGGCGTGCCGTGTTACCACCGACACGTTCGACTCTGAATTAACTGATTTGATCGAAGCAGGATTTGCGGACATTGGCATCACCGATGTCCGTGATTCCTTGCTGACTGAGGAGACTTGTCCGCCACTCATTAAGCGAGCAATTCTCACATACTGCCGGATGAACTTCGGCGTCTTGGAGGACAGTGCCTATGACCGCTTCAAGGCGTCCTACGACGAGCAGAAGGCTCAGCTTCTTATGAGCTCCACTTACAACGATTTAGGCGGTGATAGCGATGTTTGATGCAGGAATCCTGACATTTTACACGCTGAGCAACGTGGCAGCTCCGGGGCTGAAACCTTCGGAAAAGCTCGTGAAGGTCGGAACGGCATACTACAACAACGAGCGGATCGGTGTGACCAGGGCATATGCAGCGATGGGCGCAAAACAGCAGATCGATGCCGTTGTCTTGGCATATAACGTCCAGATCGCCCGGAACGTTGAGTATGTGATCCTAGAAGACGGCGACCAGTATCGGATCAGTCTGAAACAGCCGGAAGGCGACAACGTCCGGCTCACGCTGGAAAGATTGGAGGATTTGTACGATGTCAATCCAGATGAGGATTAAAGACTTCTATGAGGGCCTTGCCGGGCTAAACATCAGTTGTTTTCATTATTTCGCACCATCCGGCCAGAAGGCTCCGTATATCGTCTGGAATGAAGACTCCGAAGACGTAAGCTTCGATGCTGACAACCACAAGGCAAGGCAGTCGATCTCCGGCTTTGTTGAGTTCTTCACGAAGACAGAGTTTGATCCGAACTTCGACACGATCCAGAACTTCCTGGACGGTTTCGAGAATCTTTCCTGGACATGGGAGGCGACTCAGTACGGAGATCCGACGAATGGAGACGACGATCTGATTCATCACACATGGTCATGGAGGATGAGATAGATGGCAAAGGTTCAAGTCTTCGGCATGGATGTTTTCCTGGCTAATATGCAGAAAATGAGCACGGAAGCAAGGAACATCAACAAAGGCGCACTCGGAGAAGGCGCAAAAGTCGCAGCTGAAAAACTCCGTGATGCAATCGAGATGCTTCCGATCCGACCGGATAAGTACACCGGAAGACAGCATACGGAACGTTTCTACGGTGTCACCGAGTCAGAGTACATCCAGATCCTGGACAACTTCGGTATTGCTCGTTTCCAGGATTCCGGCGGAGCTTGGAACACATCCATCGGTTTCAAAGGCTATGTGCATACGCCTTCTGCAAAGTTTAACGATCAGGTTCCGACGGGCCTGCTTGTTCAGGCGGTAGAGTATGGCACACAGTTCCGGAAGCCGGTGCGCCTTCTGAGTAAGGCAGTAAGAGTATCAGAATCAGAAATCAGAGAAGCAATGCAAAAATACATTGACGACAAAGTCAAACAGATAATGGAGGAATAAAACTATGGCAGCAGCAGGAAAAGTAACTACTGGCTTTTCTAAGCCGTATGTGGCACTTTACAGCGCTAACGAGGGAACCGTTTCCTACGCATCCGGCCAGCTTCTGGCTCGCGGTGTTGACGTTACGATCTCCCCGGAGAGCTCTGACGATAACAATTTTTATGCAGACAACATTGTAGCTGAGAGCGAAAACGGACGTTTCACAGGCGGAACAGTCACACTGACAGTTGACGGACTTCTCAACGCTACAAAGAAACTGATCTTCGG